GAGGCTGGCCATTTAACAAAATATGGCCCTTGATATTTTTTAGCTTCCTCATATGTTTCATAAAGGTGTGGCGAAAGGCAATACCACTCATCTTTTATGACTATATTTGATTTAGCCCATATTAAAGCTGGAGCTAATCGCTTAATCACTTTCTTCTTAGGCTCTTCAAATAAAACCCAATCTTCATGACAAACATCCCAGCTATCGCCATAGCCATCAGCAGTTTCACCAATCACTAATGTTTTGTTTTGATTAAAACCTAATGGGATAAAATAACCCATATTTAGCCAATGTGATCGTCTCAACTTCTTTCCAAAATGCTCGCTTGTTATTATCATAGATCTCTCATTTCTTTAATAAGCTTAGTGCATTTTTCTAAATAGGCTTTTAAAAGTCCTATAAGAGCCATTTCTTCATTAATGAGAGAATGGTCCATTGATTGTATTTGATCGATTTTAAGCATCATGAGACTTAAGTTGTGGTCAATGATACTTAAATTAAGATTAGATTCTTTTTTCATTTTGTCTCCCACTGACAGTCAATGCATAAGTCTTCTTCGTTTTCAACTTCATGACCACATTCACAAAGATAAAGAGCGTCTTTCATGAGACGGTCATACTCGTGTGCCATATCAATTAATTCTTGATCCATATTTGCCCCCTCAGGCTTATGATCGGTGCCTTGATTGGCACTGTCGATGGTGATTCGTATGACAGGTGTCATAAAACAAGTCAATAGAATAAATAAATTGATTATTGAGCAATTTATAAATATATGATATTTAAAATAAATTGAAAGATAATTGTTAAATGTCTTTTTTTGATTTGTTAAATAAATGTGAGAAAATATGGAAGACGAAAAATCTCCTGAATCCGATTTAAATTCGGGGCCTTTAATTGCAAAAAAGATTTCTCCAAAGAAGAAAAAGTTTATCAGAAATTACATTTTAAATGGTGGAAATGGAACTCAGGCCGCAATTGACGCTGGATATGCTGAAGGTGGCGCTAAAAACGTCGCTTGCCGAGCCTTAAAAGAGCCCCATATTGCGGCAGCGGTTCAGTCAATTGCCGTAAACTCTCAATCATTAACGGATGATTATGTCATTGATAAAATAATCAGGTGGTTAGATTCAGATGAACCAGCCCCATCACTTAAAGCCGCGGAACTTCTAACTAAAATAAGAAAAATGGGTGAAGCTAAGCAGGTAGATGACAGTGAAAAGCTAAGAGAGTTTTTAACCCGATGATAATTAATAACCGACATGGTGAAGTGATTGATTTAAACGTGAGCGACTTTAAGCTATTGGCCATGCGACAAGTCTTGGAGTCTTACTGGGAATTCCGTCGTAAAATATGTGGATATAAAGATTTTGATGAATTGCACAGAACGTTAGTTGATCCATTCTTAACCGCCCCTCATAGAAACAAGCTTTTAATTATCCCCAGAAACCATCTTAAAAGCTCTGCTATCATGGCCTATATTTCGTGGAGATTAATACAAAATCCAAATTTATCAATACTTTACGAGTCGTCAGTCTATCAGCAAGCCCAGAGGTATGTGAGAGAAATAAGCAATATTATGACAAGCCCAGAGTTTAAGCTTATTTTCGGGAATTGGGAGGGTGAGAAATGGACTGACAGTGAATTAATAGTCAGTAGGAGAAAGATCTTTCAGCCAGCTCCAAGCGTATCAGCGTCTGGGATAGATAGAACTCAAACTGGACAGCACTATGATTTAATTGTGGCAGACGATATTGTAGACGAGCATAACTCAAAAACACAAGACGGTCGGGAAAAGGTCATAGACAGATATAAACAATACACAAGCTTGCTTAGACCAGGTGGCGAATTAATCATCACAGGAACGCCTTGGGACGAAGAAGACCTCTACGGGTGGCTCCACACGAAAAACGAGCTTATAGGGCAATTTAGAGTGCTTAGATTAGGTGTTTATGATGACTCTGGTAAGATAAGGTTTAAAAATAAGTTTGTTGAGAAGATTTCAGAGTTAGATATTCCAGGAAACCACGGCAAAGAATCTTTAGAAAAATTAAGAATAGCCAATGGCACTTATAGGTTTTCATGTAACTATTTATGTATTCCTCACCGCGGGGAAGAGGCGGAGTTTAAACCTAATTGGCTTATTAGGGCTCCACACAATGAATGTTTAGAAAGACTAAAAACAAGACGCGGTAGAATTTATATATTCTGTGACCCTGCTATGGGGAAAGAAAATACTAAAGACCCCTGTGATGTAGGTATTATTTTAGCTCACTTCATGCCAGATCAAATGATTGATGTCTTAGAAGATCATACAAAGCGAATGACCCCTGGAGACACCGTAGAATGGTTGCATGCACTAGCAACTAAATATTGCAAAGATATTGATGTTGAGGTATGCATTGAAGACGTAAACTTCTCAGGAATGCTTATCCCATTAGTTGAAGAATTGCGAAGAAAATCAAATGTTTATTATGTAGTCACACCAGTTCCAGCTCGCGGCGATAAAGAGAAAAGAATAAGAGGATTATTCCCATACTACCAATTCAAACAAATCCGCCACTCAGACAAAATAAAAGACGGCAAACTAGAAAAGCAACTAACCAGATTCCCATTAGACCACCTAAAAGACGCAGCAGATGCATTCTCTCAATTCACCCAAGTCCTAAACTGGCCAATGAAACAAATGTTAACTGAACCAGACTGGATAAAAGAAATACCAGTTAATCGTTATACTACAAGAGCTTACCCAAACAAAAAGAAAGAAAACACAGCCCAAGAAACAAGCTATGTTACAGACAAAGGCGACTCATTGTTTGATTACAGATAACCCACTACTTCTATCCAATAGCGAATTAACAGGTAAATACTTATTAATATCTATTTACCTAGACCCATTTAAAAGACCAATAAAGTTAGATAAAAGGACCAGCAAAACTATATGGGTGTTTTTATACCCATTATAAAACAGATGCACTATATCTCTAAAACTTTACATATTATTGATCTAAAACAAGATTTTACTTGTGACCATACATGACAATATGTTAACATATGTGACCATATATACAAATACTTAATAAATAAGGAGATTTACCAATGGCTACAGAAGAAGCCCCTAAAAGTTTCCCAAAAAAGACAGAAAATAGCGGTGTGATGACGCAAAGACCTAGTGATGTTGGTCAGATTAAAGGCCCTCGCGCTAAAGTTGATGGTGGAATCACATTCCCTAAAACAATTCGCCCTGGAAGTCCTAGCGAATACACAAAGAAATAGGTGACAATATGCTATTTGCTCCTATTGCCTATAGTAGAAAAAGATCAGTAACTAATACAGTTATTAACGTTTCACCTACAGCAGCTAGCCAAATAGGATACAATTTCTGGGGCGCTTTAGTTGATAACACAGCCAATGGAGCAATAGCCTATGTGCAAATCTTCAATGCTCTAGCTGCTGATGTAACTTTAGGAACTACTGTTGCTGATATTGTAATTCCAGTTCAAGCAAACGGCACAGTAAACTTTCTGTTAGGCCCTCCATTTATATTCAATAAAGGACTATCAATCGCCGTTACTACAACCAAGGACGGCAACGTTGCATTGGGCACAGCTATCGATGTGACTCCATACTACGAAGAGGTTTAAGTTGAGTGTCGGATATGGTACCCAGCCAGGTGGCGGTGGAGGTGGTGGAGGCGTTAGCTCTGTTACGGCATCATCTCCGTTAGCGTCTAGTGGAGGAGCTACTCCAAACTTAACATTTGTAGGGCCACTGCCAAGCACTGTTGTTGCTGGCGAATTAACATTCACTCCTATTGCTGAGACTTTAGCATCTTATGGAATGCAGATGGTTGATCTTACCACTGCTATACAATGGATTCCATCAAGTGGAATTATACTTAAAAGCGGCGCGACCGGAATGCCTGGAGATAGAGGTATAATAACTCCAAGCGGAGACTTGGGGCTGCGAACATTAACCCCTGGCTACCGTTTAGATGTAAACGGCGATTTTAGATGTGTTAATGATGCTAATCTTAACGCTAATGTAAATGTTGGCGGAGAAACTTCTTTTTCATCTTCTTCCGAAAACGTTGTCTCATTCGGTCAGCAATTAGTTGGGACAACTGCTGTTCAATGGATCCCTTCAACGGGCTTACATTTTAAATATAATGCAACTGGGTTGGGTGGTTTTCTGGTCTCAATTACTTCTGCTGGCAATGTTGGCATTGGTACTACAACCCCTAATAGCAAACTGGCTGTGTCTGGGCTGCCTGTTTACGCTAATAATGCAGCCGCAATAGGTGGTGGATTAGCTGCTGGCGACTTTTATCGTACAGGAGCAGACCCTGACACTGTCTGTGTGGTTCATTAAGAGGCTAAATGAGTATAGGTTACGCAACACAACCAGGAGTTAATTCAGGTACTGGGCTTCCAGTTACAATGAATCGTTATGTCTCAACTACTGGCTCTAATGCTAATGACGGTCTTAGTCCATCTACTCCATGGCTTACAATTACATATGCTATTCAGCAGCAGCCTTTGCTTTGTAGCGGTATTTATCAAATCAATGTAGCTGATGGTACCTATCTTGAGTCTTTAGTCCCTAAAGACTTTGTTGGTAATGCTGCTGATACTAATCAGGGTAATAGCATAATTAAAATAGTCGGTAACGTCACAACGCCCGCAAACGTAATTATCAGAAGCGGAACAAACCCTGTAGTTTTAACAAATACAAGATGTGTGTTTGTTATCGATGGTGTGACTTTAGACGGTAACGGCACAAGTAATGGAGCTGTCTTAGCGTTTAACGGCATATTTGATCTTGTAAACGTAGCTATTCAGAACTGTAACATCGGTCTTCAAATGAATGAAAATAGCCGTGGAAGATGGCTGGCTGGTTCAGCTGGTGGAACGGTTGCTGTTACAGGGACTGGTATTACGATGTCTAGAGGTTCTTCGCTTAGCTTGCAAAGACCTGTGACTATAACAGGATTTACAGGGTTTGGAATGTCAGCCTCAGCAGGTGCATTGCTTGGCATAACGGCCGCAACGACAACGCTTACATTGACCGGAAATAACGCTATTGCAGGCATTCAATGCAGTACTAATGCTTTTGTTTCTGTATCTTCAGCCACATTAAACATCTCTAACATTACAGGCTCAGCTAATGGCTATGCCATTAGGTGCATTAATGACGGTGTGTTTGTTTTAAATAATGGGATTACTCTTAATCTTACTAACTGCACACGACCTTTGCAGGTAGCAAGTTCTTCTTATTTTCAGGATGGGCCTACTGGTAATGCATGGAATTACTTAGGTGGCACTCTAAATGTGATTAGAGTTGATTCTACATGTTTGGTGTTTTCTCCAAACACATTTAGTGGAGCTTCAGTCGAGTCGACAACAAATGCTGGCTATATCGAAGGTGGTTGGTGGAATAAGCAGGATGTTATCACTGGAAGTACAGCTCTGAACGGCAGTCATTATTCTGTTAAGTGTAATCATGGTGCAGCAATAAACGTTACATTGCCTTTATCGGCTTCTGTTAATGTTGGCCGTATTTATACGATTGGCGATATTACGGGGAACGCTGCTGTAAATAATATAACAATATTACCTAGTGGCGCTGACACAATAAATGGTCTTGGTGCTTTAGTTATCAATGCTAATTATGGGTCTAGAACTGTTGAAGCTGTAACTGGAGGATGGGTCGTAAATGTTTAATTCAAAGAAAATATCTGATTTAGAGTCTCGTATTAAGCATTTAGAGCAAGCTTTGTCAGATAAGCTTAATCAGGTTCAAGAGCTTCAGTCTCATCTTACATTGCTTCAAACAAATAAGGCGTATTTGGAAGGAACGTTGAAAGCTAAGGATGAGATTATTGAAGGCTTAAAGTCACAGCTTATGAACGAAGTTTCTCAACGGGATGCTTTCCAGAAAACATTTCTAAACATGTACAGTCCCCCTATGGATAAGACTTTAGAGGCAATGAGTGGAATATATGACGAGGATGAGGACGTGGTAGCTGATATTAAAGAAGGTTTCATAAAAGAGGATGGTGATTTGTGAGCGAATCAGCAACAGATAATCCATCACAGGCAACATCTAGTTTCGATCCTTCAGTATCAAAGTTAGAAGGCGTCGATCCAATGAACGATGCAGTCTTGAAGAACATGATCATGATGCAGCGCGCTAATTCTAAGGCAAAGCGTCAAAAGCTAGCACGAGATTGGTTTAGAAGTGAATTGTTTTATAATGGTGTGCAGTGGATTGTCTTTGATAAGACATTAAAGAGATGGCGTGAAATGGGGTTAAAAAGAACAACTCCTACTCCTGTCACGAATACTTATGCGTCTTATTGTGATATTTTATCTTCATTGCTTTCATCTATTCCGCTTGAAGTTACTTATAGGCCTTTAAATTCAGGATCTGTGATTGATCAGATTAAGATGCAGACAGCTAATGAGTTAACTGAAGCCATTAAAGAGACATGTGAGCTTTATAAGAGGCAAATGGAAGCTGCGCCTAAGCTAACTAGACAAGGTGAAGTGTTTCTTATTCCTCAGATGGTTCAGAATGGTAATATTGTTAATGAGCCTAGTGAGCCACAACATCAAAATCCTGTACATGGTTTGTTTGATATTATGGGAATGAAGCAGCCAACACCTGATGTTGGTGGTTTAGGCAATGGCATTGGTGATGTATTAGGCCATTTAAAAGATGTTGGTGGGGACGAGCCAGAGTCCAGTGAAGAGATTGGTGTTGAGTCTATACAAGGAATACCAAAGCTTAAAGTGGAAGTATCGTCGGCTTTTGAATGTTATATGGATGAGGAATCAGACTCGGCAGAAGAATCTGCATTTTTTATTCGAGAAAGATCATTTGATACTGGGGCTCTTAAACAAAGATACCCGCAGTATGCAGATAAATTAGGACCTGCGCCAAGAATATCTGGAGACATTTCACGTTATTTTGCAGGCAGTTTAAGTCGTTTAACCAGTGGTGAGTTTGGCGGCACTGGGTATTTTGTATCTGATGGAATGCGTGGAAATAATAGATCTAACTTGGTTGAGTACTGGTTAGACCCATGTCCAAACTATCCAGGTGGTCTTTATGTTATCATGATCAATGATAACGTGATCGTTAAAAAAGGACCTTTGCCTTATGTAGATGAGAACGGAAAGCCATATAAGAATATCATACAAATTCGCGCTAAAAGACGTACAAAGAACTGTCATGGTCGTACGCCCATGGATGATGCAATTCCTAAGCAAGTACAGAGAAATAAATTAGAAAGTTTTATTGAGTTATCCATTTATAGGATGGCCTCTCCACATTGGTTGTTACCTAAGGATTGTGGTTTATCTGCAATAAGTGGTGAGCCTGGTACAAGCATTATTTACAATCGTGTTTCAGCAAGTCAAAACAGTGTTTTAAAGCCTGAAATGATTGGGGGCGTTCCACCTCATCCAGTTGTGATTCAATGGCTGGATAAGATCGATAAAGACACTGAATACATTCTTGGTTTGACTGAAGCTTTAATGGGTCAAATCCCATCCGGATTACCAGCAGCAAGAGCGTTAGAGTTGGCCATGCAACGTTCTAAAGAGCGTCATGGTGATGTCTTTGCTGAATGGTCTAATGGATGGATTGCTTGCATGAACATGCTTTTAAAGATCGTTAAGCAAGTTAAGCCTATTGATTTGTACAATACGATAAAAGAAGATTATGGCGGGTTTAAACTTAAGATCTTCAGTGAATCTGATTACGATTTAGATTTGGAAATTATTCCTGAGACTCAACAGCCAGCTCCTGCACGTTCAACAGCTTCAGAGATGAGCTTAATTGAAGAGCTTACTAAAGTAGGAATTTTCAATCTGCCTCCCAACGTTCAGTACGATGTATTTAATCGATTTGGGTTATCTTATCTTAATAAGTCAGCAGAATCAGACAAAGATTACATTGCACGTGAAAACTATCGTTTAATTAAAGAGTCAATCGCTCCAGTGGTTCAGACATTCGATAATCACGCCATGCACATCGATGATCATCGTATATTTAAACAGACAGATAACTATGAACAATGGGCTAAAGCGAACCCAGAATTAGCACAAGAGTTTGATCAGCACATTATGGCTCATCAAAATATGTTGTCGCAATTACAGGCGCAACAAGCACAACAACAAAAACAGCCAGCCGTTAGGGCGGCTTAAAAGGAGAGGTCCAGTATGGACAAATTTGAATTTGCCTCAGATGAGGCGCCAGAACAACAGCAAGAAGCAGTCGAAACTTCTACCGATAAAGGGGAAGCTGTAGCCGCTCCTGATTATAGTCAGGAGATTGAATCTTTGCGCAGAGAAAATGCAAGGCTTCAAGAGGTTAATCAGAAATACTCTGCTGAATTGCCAGAGTTCAAGAATGAGCTTCAACGATTAAGAGACGAACAACGTCAACGCGATCTCTTATTGCTTGGGGACAAAGATGTTATTGCCGAAAGGCAAGAGAAGTTAAGGCAAGATAAGGTGAGGGATGAACTGTTTAAAGTGGTTCCTGAATTTAAAGATTTTCTTAATAGACCACAACAAACAGGTCCTTCTATTGCCGAGTCAGCTTTCTTTAATAGTGCTCGCAATACTGGTTTTGAACTGGCTGATAAAGCTGGCTTTAAAGATCAAGCAGGTAAGGAGTTTATGGTTTATGCTTCTGATATGCTGATTAAATATAATCCAGCTTGGAATCAGAGATTCTATCAAAACGGTGACATGAGTGTATTGAATGAAGTGTCTGACTTTATAAATAAACAAATTTTAGAGCCGAGAGATAAGGCTATTGAGCAAAGAGTCTTAAGTAAAATTCGGTCTCAGAACAAAGTTGCGGCCCCTCTACCTGCACGCGGTGGAGGATCTCCAAAGGTCGGAAATGGACCTGAAAAGATAAACCCAACTAATATGGATGATCGAAGAAAGATTTATGACTATTTGTACAATAAGCAAGCCTCGGACTTAGGAGAATAAAATGTCTGTACAAAATGTCGATACCTCTACGTTTGAGAACGCGATGAAAGATGACTATTATAAAAATATCATCACTTCTCAATTAAATGATAAACAAAAGCTTGTTAGTATTTTCACAAAAGATATTGAGGGCTTTGATTCTGGTGGTAACCAATTGGTTGCATCAATCAAAACAAACCGCAACTATGCAGTTCGATCTGTAGTTGATGGTGGTATGCTTCCTAACCCTAAAGCTCCTGGATACCAGAAACTGTATATTCCTAAAAGATATACTTATGGTTCAGTTCAGATCACAGGTCCTGTCATGAAACAATCTATGAAGAGCCAAGCAACATTTGGTCGCGCTCTTGAAGATGTTACTCAAGACTTGGTTGAGTCTATTGATCGTTTCCGTAACCGTGTCTTGACTGGTTATGGCCGCGGTATTTTGGCACTTGTTAACGGTGCTGGTACTGGAACGGCAACAATCAACGTTGATACTCCTGGTGGTTTTGCTGGTTCTATCAACGGAAACCGATTCTTAAATGAAGGAATGGAAATTGCTATTTGCAACCCTACAACAGGTGCAATCTTGGCAATTCGTCAGGTTTCAAGCTTCAACGATGCTGGCACAACTGTTACTTTCACAGCTCCTGTAAGTGCTGTAGAAGCTCCAGACAATGCTTTATTGGTTCTTGGTACTACTAACGGAACTGATATTGAATCTTCTTTGGACATTGAGCCAATGGGAATCATGGGTATCATCGATGATGGTACTTTCGTGAATAACTACTTTGGCAATCTTCGTTCAACAGTGAAGGTTCTTAAATCGACCGTCATCCCTTCTGTTGGCGTTATGACTTCATTGAAACTTCAAAGAGGTCTTGATGGCACAGAACGTAAATCTGGATTTGTTCCTGATGTTTACATCATGGATCATTCAGTTCGTCGTGAATATCTTGGAGCACGTGAAGCTGATTTCCGTTATATCGATGACAAGATGACTCCTGACATTGGTTATGATGGTGGCGCTTTGAACGGTGAAACTAGATATTCTAAGGTCAAGATCATTCCTTCTAAGGATATGCCTTATGGATATTGGGTAGGTGTTTATAAACCTATGATGGTTCGCACAGTGGATGCAGAAGGTGAATGGATCAATGAAGACGGAGCTATTCTGTCCCGTATCCCTAACCGTGATGTGTTCTTAGCTAACTATCGTATTTTTGAAAACTACTGGTCACGTCAACCTAACTCTGGATTCCGTGAAGATGGAATTACAGCGACAGTGGATGTGGATCATATTTTCTAATTAAAATTCAGATTGCGGGGGATGTAACAGTCCCCCGCCTTTTGATAAGGAGACTAAAATGGCTGAATATGTATATAATCAAACTTTAGATGGTAAAATGGTAGGCAATACGAAAGTGTTTGGCCTTCCTTTGGAGTCTGAGACTCCTGAATATAATGTTGGCGATCTTTTGATCGATTCAACAACTGGTGCTGTTTATCAGTACATTCAATGCTGGCCAACTGCTCCTATTGGACCTGGTGATGTTGTGTCCGTATTGCCAGGAACAACTGGTTTAGTTTGTCAAACAACTCCAGCAACTGCCGCAGGTGTAGCAGCTGTTGTGGGTGTTTCGCCTTATGAGATTAAAGCTAACTATTATGGCTTTATTACTCGTTCAGGTAACGCAATTGTTAAAGTGACTGGCGCTCCTGTTGTAGGAACTATTTTAGTTCCAGATGTTGCAGTTTCAGGAAACGCAATCGCTTTAGCTCCTGGCGCTGCTTATGCTCAAGCAGAAGCTGTTGCAGCTCTTAACAGAATGGGAACCACTGTTGTGGCTGCCGCTGCTGGGGTAGCAACAGTTAATCTTAAAGGATGTTGGTAACAATTAAGGGGCGGGAAACCGCCCTTTAATTAATTTTAGGAGAAACTATGGGTACAATTACATTTTCAAATGTGGAGAGAGTAAGTGTTGGTGGCCAAAATGGTGCTTGTCTGGCTACAATGACCGGAAGCTCTTCATATGCTACAGATGGGGATAGTTTAGATTTTTCTACACTTCCTTTTTCTATTATTGATTCGATTAATTTTTCAGGTGTTAGTGCTAGCACTGACTATATTGCCAATTTTGTTCCAGCTTCTCAGAAGATTAAATTTCTGACTTTGTCTGGAACAATTAGTGGTGGGACAGTTGATCCAGCTAGCGCTGGGACTCCTACTGGAACTAATGCGGCCTCTGCTGTAGTGGCAACAGGAACTACAAGTCTTGCATATGCTGAACAAACTGTGAGCGCAAATTTCAATAAAAAGTATTTGTATACTGGAGCTATTGTAGGAACTCCAGTGGCAGGAGCTACTTTGGCTCAAGCTGTGACTGGAGCGACTGCAACAGTTTCTAACGTAGGCCCTACTTATTTAAAGCTTTCAGCAGTTGTTGGCACATTTAGCACAGTTGATTTAGTAACAGGCACAAATCCAGATTTATCAACAT